CGATCGAGATAAACTCGACGGCTCGAGTCGGGACGACGATGACCTTTCCGTTCAATCGATTGAGGTCCTTGTCTTCCTGCGTGTTGTTAGAATCATCCATGATGATCTTGAACGATTCGATTCCTTGTTGCGCCTGAACTAGAGCGATGAATGCTCCCGCTTCGTCTAGGAACTTATTCCTGACGTCTTGGGTGTTCTGTTCGAAGACCAGTCGCGAAGCGACTCCAACGATGGTCCTCTTAATTTCGAGGAGCATTCGGCGGACATTGACTCGATCGAGCGACGATTTCTTGATCTTCAGAGTCTTCTGTCCGAAGATGACGAATCCCTGACGAGGGAAGGTGGCGATCGGGTTGATTCGAGAATCGTACAGCTTGTCACGATCGTCGACAGAAAGTCGGACCGGGACGTTAGTAACAAAATCGAGAGCCGCGCGGTTGAAACCAGCGGGAGCGAACCAGGGGTATGCTACTCGATCGTTGAGGGCCAAAGCCGCGAGCGCGGCGACCGAAGACGGCACTTTGACTCGACGGCTGTTGACTTCATCGTTGATAAAGACATCCGGGAAGTAAGTCGCCGTGTAGTCGTTGTCGACTCCTCGGCCTTCGAAGAGAGCAATCGTCTTTTCGACATCGGGTTTAGCGACCGAATCATCATATAGACGGTTGCCGCTGTCGTCAAAAGGTACGAGGTCCATCAGATACAGAGCCAATCCGTAAGACTTGGCCTTGGCGGCGACCTGGTCAGTGATGTACGGCTCTCGGATACCCGGGATAGCCAACACATTGACGGTCGAAACCATCGAATTGAGCATGATATTTGCCGCGGCGAGGTAAGACGCGACGGTGTTGTTCGTCGGACCGGTACCGTTCGGGTTGTATCGAAGTCCCGGAGCGACGTAGCTAGCTTCAGCTCCGCCGCCTGCATCGAAGGAAGAAGCCTTGTCGTTCATACGCTTAGCATTCTTATCCAAGATGTTGACGCCATCAAAACCACCGTACATCATGTTCGTGAACTTCATGAACTGAGTGAAACGGTTGAAATCGACAGAAGAAGTCAGAGAGACCAGAGTACCGAAGGTCAGACGACGATTAGCTAGCGCCGGGTCATTGACGGTGTAATCCGTCGGATCCAGAATGGCGTCTCGCATGTAGGCTGCCTCACGCATGTGATCATTGACAGAAGCGGTAAGATCGGCCAGAGACGAATTGGCCAGGGCGACCTTGGCCAGCGTGAACTTGTTGTTGTTGAGAGTATCGGCTCCCGAACCGGTGACAAGAACATCGAGCTTGGCAAGACCCAACATCTTCGAGTAAGCCTCGAGAAGGTTGTTCTTTTCCGACGTAATGTTCGAGTTCAGAGGATCAGTGGTACGCTCGTATTTGACTCCCCAGAAAAGGGAACCGTTAACCAACTCGGTCGGACCGGGAGATCCAACGAAGCCGCTCTGCTGCACCTCTCCTCGAGTGACCTTGAATCGAAGGGGCAGAGGGGGCAGGATAGCGTGCGATAGATCGTCGACACCGACTCCTGCTAGACGATAAGCGAAAGCTTCACCATCCGACAAGGAATCGTTGGTCTTTAGCAATTGCGGTCCGCGAAATCCGAAGGGCAGGCTTTTGACTGGAATCAATGCCTTTTCGACATTCTCATGTACGATGACTCGAACCAACTGGGATCGGTTAGCATACTTGCCGCTGACGACGAAACGTCGCTCCGATTCCGACTCAGCATCGAAATTGAAGTAAACCTTTCGATCTCCGATGACTCGAGCAATGAAGTTGTCCGAATTCGGATCAAGTGTGCAGTTCGGGAAAGCTTCGAGGACATCCTGATTTGTGTCCGAATCATTCCAGGATCGGATCAGAACCGTAAATGTTCCATACGGTCTGGAATCATCCAGAGAAGCTCGGATGTTAGAGATAGAGATCTTGTAGAGCTTGTTAGCATATTCTCCATCGTCGATCGCTTCGAATCGGAAAAGATCGTATTCGGACTTTCCGAACGGCTGAGAAATGAACCAAGAAGTCGACGGAGCTCGATAACGAGTATCGAAGTGACCGTAAGCCGTCCTCATATTGAAGGACGGTTCTCCCGAGTTATTCGACTGATAAGCGGAACCAGACAGGATAGCAACAGAGGTGGCAGCAGCCAATTCAGCGTCTACTGCAAAATCAGCGTAAAGAACGTGTTGCTCAGATTCGAATTTCTCAGGATCTCTGTTAAGGAGCTTAGCGAAGTAATCGTCATCCGTGGGATTCATAGATGCGCTGTAAACGCGAATACCCGGTAGGCCGTCTCCGTTGCCGAAGCTGGTACCTAGAGCAGAAGAAAGAATAAGCTTGAAACGATTGCCCGAAATAGAAGCCAAATCGGAGGTGGCCGAATTGATATTTCCCGGTAGAGCGGTTGCTCCTCCAAGAACCATGGTTCGAGCTCCGGATGCCATGAGCAGCATGCCGCGAACAATGCTTCCAGACGAAGGTCCGAAGCTACTGTTGTCAGTGAAGATCGGGTAACCCCACGTCTCGCTGGTAGTAAACGTGTGCCTGGCTGCCAGGAACTGCACGCAACCCACATGACGATTGTCGCTAGCATCAGCAACTGTACCCGTCACAAAGAATCCGGCATTCTTGACTCGATCAGTCAACCGAGTCTTGGCAATATCCGCAACGGACTCATTCGAACCGGCTCCGAGGACCCTCATGAATGTCAGAGCAGAACGGTGCTTGAGGAACTCGTTGGCCGCGTATGGCGCGTACTTGCGGAAATCGAGATTACCAAACTTTGAAATGAATTCGCCGAACGTCGCGACCGTGATCGGGAAGAAGGCCGGTCCTTTCTGGGACGTACCAATCAACCCCGCCGGGGTCCCGACGGGACCACCAGCTTCTCGAGCGGACTGATCGATTTCGCGCTCAAAGAAATTGGGAGACCTAAATGTCTGCTCTGCCATATGGAAGCTCCTCTACAAACCCAGTTATAAGTATCTGAGTTTCCGCGTAGAATAGATAATGGATCATTCTTCTACGATTTTGAAGCTCAGACCGTCGATATCCCTATACACGGTCTCACCGGTCGATGGGTTTGTAGTCACGACTTTCAAATAGCGAGTCTCGTTTTTGCCTGAGAAGGGGTTCAAAACGACCTTAGAAGAGTACGAGGATTCGACTTTCTTGGACGTTTCTTGCGGAAAGTTGCTGTTAGGATCGTTCAAAACAAATCTCGGATCGGTCGGGTCTCCGGCCAAATCCGGATCATTCGATTTCTGATCCGGGATAGCGTTATTAACTAGCTCCAATTCGTCCGATCCTACAGCAAAAGTCACAAGGGGCGCCGAGACATATCGACGAGTGGCAGCAGGAGTGCCAGAGATGTTTTCTCCCGCGATAAGGTAAGCCGGAACGGTGATCTGAAAGCTGTACCGAACCAGGCGCTCTTCCTCTCCATAATCTTCAGAGTTGTCTTCGGGCTTGTAGGTGTTGTCTACGATGCTGGCCACGAACCAATAACCTTGAGTCGTTTCGATTCGGAAATTGGCTCCTCCCTGCATCAAGTAGGAAGTCATCATCTGCTGAATCATCTGATTCATGTGAACGGCATAAGACGTCCAGAATGTGATCTCGTAGGTCGCCTTATAGAATTGGGGGGAAGGGATGGTAACGATCTCCCAAATATTCTTGTCGTTGATCGGTGACAGCAGACCACCGTCTCGCAAGACGGCGTCGTAAGCATGCTCATTAATCGGCCTGTCCGTATCGATCGATCCGGAAATGTGAGACCTAGAGACGTTACGCTGATTGGGCAATCCCAATTTAGCAATGAGGTTCTGATATGATCGATCTCGAAGAGACAGTCTTCTTTTGATGACCAGCTCTCCTGTCTGCTGATTGATGCCTCTCCCCGTAATATCGCTAGAGATATCCTGCTCTAGACCGGTTCGTCGAATAGTGATCAACGGCAAGATAATCGTCTGGTTGTTGTCTCGAAAGGGACGTTCTTTCTTGAAGAGCGCCCAGCGCTCACCGGTGGCAAAAATAACAGGAGCCTTCTTGGTCTCTCCCGATTTTTCGTTTCTTACCGTCAGTTTGAGTTGCTTATCAAAAAAATTAAACAACGCTCTATCGACATCCGTCAGACCGCAGCCCGGGATAGAAATGTCAGTAGGCACGTCCGGACTACCGTAGCCTGACGGAACACCTCTGGGATCTCCTGCCTTGTAACGGGTCGTCATTTTTCAATCCTTTGAGGACATTTGTTTTTCTTGTGACCCAACTCTGAACACAAGGAACACTTTCCCGGTCCAAATTTTTTGCCCTTATTCGGACTCTGTCTGCCCTTGAGGCTTTCACTTATTTTTGATTTAGTCTCGTCAGACCAACCAACCCCTTTGTTCCAAGCTTCTTGTCCTTTAATTCCTTTGTTCCAAGCTTGGATTCCTTTTCGGCATCCCGTTCTTAGGAATGTGTCAACTCGTTTGCGTGTGTGTTCAGGATCCTGTTTACGTCCTCTCCAATAATCTCCAATTTTCTTACGAGATTCTTCTGAAAGAATATGGTTTTGAAGACCTCCAGACGTTAGGTTATAACCCTTCT